GCAGTGGCAAACCGCCGTCGACCTGGCCCAGAAGTTCTTCGACCCCCTCTACAAGAGGGCGCGTGAGTATCTCAACGGCCAGATTGCCGCGCTCATCACTCCGGCCAACTTCAACAGCAACGTCCCCGTCATCGGGGCAGTGCAGGGCGAGGTGCAGGTTGCCGACCAGCTCAACGCCTGGAATGCGCTGGCCGATCAGAAGGTGCCCCTGGACGACTCGGACAAGCTCAGGCTGATGGTCCACAACAACGTGTACCAGAAGATGCTCGGCGATTCGGCGTGGGTCCAGGAAAGTTTGGTGTCGGCCGCGATCGCGATGGAGGCCCGCAAGGAAGCGAGTCTAGCGCACGCCTTCAACTTCCAGCCGATCTGGGACCAGCAGATGCCGACCGCCAGCGGCAACATCATCTACGGCCAGGTCGGGCTGACGAACGGCAGCAACGCGGTGACCGGGCTGAACACCGCGTTCACCACGGACCTGACGACCTCCAATCAGCTGATCTTCGGCAACGATCCGACGAAGACCGCTTACACGATCTCCAGCATCACGAGCGATACCGCCCTCGTCCTGGGATCGACCTACAGCGGTGCCACCGTGACTGCTACGACGGCCCGCAGACTGACCGTGATTCGCGGTACCGTCAGCAGCTCAACCACGACCCTGACCGGGACAAGCACCCATTTCACCGTGGACTTGAACATCGGCGACTGGGTCTATGACATTGCAGCCGCAGCCAGTGTTGTGCCGACTCAGATTACCGCGATCGCCAGCGACACCTCGGCAACTGTCGCCGTCGCCCCCACCACGGCCTATTCCTCGAGCACGCTGGCCCGCAAAGCTTACAACAACCTGGCCCTGCACGAGTACGCGATCGCCCTGGCCCTGCGGCCCATCGCTACCCCTGACGAGGCCCGCAACGTCGTCGATGTCAGCTACATCGACCTGATGGGGATCCCACTGCGGGTGATGGTCAGCTACGTTCACATCTATCAGGCCCTGTTCGTGACCGTGGATTTCGGCTACGCGCTGGGCGTCATCCGTCCCGACTTCGGCGTGCTCATCAACTGCTGAAAGGGGCCGTCCATGATCTGTCAAGACGACGGGGCGGAAACCTCGTTCAAGCTGGGGTTTTCGCCGACCGGGCACATTTCCGGCAGCAAGTGGGCGTTGTACCCCGATGGCGTGACGGCCGTGCTGCAACTGGCCGCGACAACCGCGGGGTCACACACGCCCAACGTGGATTGGTCCCAGGCAGGGCTGTTTCTGATCACGTTCGGGAATAACAGCACGTTCACGTTCAGCAATGCGGTCGTGGGTCAGACGATCGAGATCGTCATCACCCAGAACGGAACCGGCTCGATGACGGGCACTTTCCCGTCGGGCTGCGTGTTCGTGGGCGGCTCCAAGACGCTCAGCACGGCCGCGAATGCGATTGATTCCGTGCTCATCACGTGCACGGCCGCGGGGACGTACCTCTGCAATCTGCTCAAGGCTTATGCGTGATCTGACCGCGTTCCCCGGGGACCGAAACCCGGGGATTTCCATGGGAGCAGCAAAGTGATCCAAACGCAATCGCTTCCCGATGCTGGGCGCGGAAGCATCCAGACCATGATAGGCAACTCGGAGCAATTGCTCCCGCCCAGTTATGACGGCTCTGTTCTTACCTGCCTCGCTAATTCAGCCGACGGAACGGGGCTGCAGTGGACGAGCACGCTGTCGCTGGCACAGCTTTCCGTCGGCGGAGAGATCTTGACGAACAATGAGGTGGTAGTCGGGACCGGTACCAGTCAAGTCGCGATAGCCAACGGCTGTATCGGTGTGTTTGGTACAGCCCCGCCGGTGACCCAGCCAGCATTTCCCGGCACGGCCACAGGCACGGATAAGGACATCGTCAACGCCATCGTGACGTTGCTGGCCGCGTACGGCTTCTGCGCCTCATCTTGACCCTTCTATTCCGGCCCTACCCCGCAAGCGGGGTTCCCCCCGGTCCGGGATCTTTCCACATCGAGGTAATCCATGGCAACCGATCTCAACGCAACCAGCCGGGCGGCGGAGATGACCAGCATCAACACCGTCGCCAGCACGACGGCGCACCTATTCATCTACAGCGGTACCCAACCGACGAAAACCACGTCTCCAACCGGGACGTCGGCCATCACGGCCGGGATCTCGCTGGGCAACCCCGCTTTCACCCAGGGCACCGATGGTACGGACGCCAACACCAAGCTCACGCTTGCCGGTGTGCCCCTCTCCGGAACGGCGACGGCCAGCATTACCCCGGGCTGGTATCGCATCACGTTCGGTGGAACTGACGACGGGGCCCACACCGTGCTTCAGGGATCGTCCGCCGTCGGCTCCGGCGACCTGAACTTCGCGAGCACGATCTCCAGCGGCGGCACCGTCACGATCAGCTCACTGACCTATACCGAGGGCAACGTCTGATGCCATCCGCGGAACGCAGCATCTTCGTCCGCGTGCACAACGGCCCCCGGGGGGAACGCCGGTACCGTGCGGTCGCGCGCACCGATGACGTGCACGAAGCCCGGCGCGCCAAGGACATGCTCGAGCGCGCAGGCCACAAGGTCGTCGTCCAGGCAGATCGACGTCCACCCAATTCCTGAATTTTTACAACGGACAAGGGACAAATGGCAACGGACAACAAGATCAATCTCGGCACCCTGAAGTGCGTCGGCGCCGCTTCCTGCATCGGCGGCAAGCACCCCGACCCGCCGCTGGACAAGTTCCCGCTCCTGGCCTGGATGGTCTCGCATCCCAGGCACGGCTCGAAGGTCTTCACTGAGGACGGGGCCGCATCGGTCGAGGCCATCGCCCTCCAGGTGGCCACTACACCCAGCTACGAGGCCCTGGCGGCCGAGCACGGCACTACGGCGGAACACGTCCGGCAGGCGATTGAGTACGCGCTCGCGGCGGGGTTCCTGGGATGATCATCGTTACCGGCCTTCCACGGTCCGGCACGTCGCTCTGCATGCAGATGCTCGCGGCCGGCGGGGTTCCGGTCCTGATCGATCATCCCGACTGCCCCGACGCCGATGGTGATATCAAGAATCCGCGAGGTTATTGGGAGTACCAGAAAGCGACATGGCGCAACGGCCTGGACGCGGCCCAAGGCAAGGCAGTCAAGGTCATCGGCCTGGGATTGATTCCCAGGGTAGACGCCAAGTACCTGGTGATGAGGCGCGACGAGCTGGAGATTGCCTCCAGCCAGGAAACGACCGTTGAGGTTGTTCAAACGGACCTTGCCGACTTGCTCGAACAGCTCGCCGGGCGGGACTGCCTGGAGGTCTGGCATCGCGATCTGTTCGAGGAGCCTGCCGCCGCGATCGCCAAGATCAACGATTTTTTGGGCGGCGGGCTTGATGTCGCGGCAATGGCCCGGGCGATCGATCCCTCTTTGTACCGTCATAGAGGCGGAATTTACCTGGAGACCAAGGAAATTCCAACGAAATCAAAGATTCAACAGACAATTACTTTCAATATCAACAAGCCCCTGACTCCAGACTGGCAACCGGTCCTGTCCACGACGGGCGGTCTGTCAGTCAGCGTCGATTGCCAAGGCCCTACCGGCTGGTCCGAACGGCTGCGGGTGGAAGGATCGGCCGGGTCATTTCATCCGAACTACCAACCTACGGATCGGCTCACGCGGCTCCGCGTGCGCGGCAACGGAAAGACTGACGCGAACATTTCATTAGGGTAGTCAATGACAGTCGCGATTCAAGCGTTTACTCATGCAACGGTAACAACCAGCGGGCAGTCCACGCTATCTCTGCCATCGCCGTCAGGGATCACCGTCGGCGACATGCTGGTGATCATCCAGGCGGCTAATTACGGGGCATCAGGAGTTACCCCGACAACACCGACAGGTTGGACTGCCATTACAGGCGGTGCCGACAATAATCAGCTCAATCAGCTCTGGGGATGGTACAAGATCGCCACGTCCGCCGACATCGGCTTGGCCGTGACGATCGGCACAGGCGGGTACCGCAACTGGTCTGGTGCTTACTTCGACATCACGGGCGCGGCAACCACGATGCCAGTGGCGGCCGTAAACGATGCCACAAGCGGAACCCCCACAGAACCGAACATCACCTGCCCCGCGTCCGGCTCCTTGATCCTCTGGGCTTGCTGCCAGGCGCTTGGCTACGGCGTCACGGGCCTTGCAGGCACCACGCTCGAATTCCTCAACTCGGCCATATGCGGCCTCCTGGTAGCCTACAATAGCGGCCAATCCGACACAGTCACTGGCCCTGCAGCGAATTCGGGTTCGTATCATTGGTCCTGCCTGGCATTGGCCATGGGGCCGGCCGGCGGCGGCTCGCCCAGCGGCTCCGGCGCGGTCACGCTCGGCGGTCTCACGGTATCGGGATCGGCGACAGCGAGCGGCGTCGCCTCATCCAGCGGTTCAGGCGCGGTCACGCTCGGCGGTCTCACGGTTGCAGGATGGGCGCAGGCGACGAATCCCGCCTATACCTACTATGACCTCCGCAATGTCGCGATCGCCAACAAGTACATCCAACTTGAGGGCGGCGCGCAATACTCCTTGAGTTACGGTCCCGGCAACTCGGGTGCGTGGTACGCAGTTTACGGTCAGCCGGGGATGTATAACTCCGCCATCCGGTTCGTCGGTTCTGTCAGTGAAATCCACCTATATATGGCCCCTTACATCACCACGGGCGGCACCAACTACGTGCGACTGTTCATCGATAACGTGTCCTGGGCCGTGACTGCCTACGTCGGCTCTGGCACGGCATTTAGCTGGTTTACTCTCGCGACCGGCCTAGACACCACGGCCCAACACACTTATACCATCGTTTGGTCACAGACGATGTGTATTCAGCAATTGTCAACCGTCGGCAGCATCAGCACGACCTACCTTCCCGCGAGGAAGATCATCGGCCTGTACGGCGACTCGATCCTCTACGCCGGCAACAACTATGATGCCACGTCGGCGATAGCCGAGCCGATCCGCCAGTGCACCGGGCGCCAGATTTTTTCGGCTCCGGTGGGCGACACGGGAGTGGTCTACAACAACGGCTCCGGCACGGCTCTGTCGCTTGCCCCCCTCTGGTCAACTTACGGAGTGACTCCGGCCATGCTGATCGTCGAGTTCGGCCTGCTCGATGTGACGCAGGGCAGCAACCTGACGACCTTCCAGTCCGCTTACGTCTCGATGATTCAGGCCCTTCAGACGGCCTTGCCCACAACGATTATCCTCTGCGAGGCGATCAGCAAGTATTCGACCGACACCGACAGCAATATGGTTCCGTATAACGCCGCGATACAGGCCGCGGTGGCGGCGGTCGCGAGCCCCCTCGTTTACTACCGGCAAGGCAGCTTCAACAACTACCAGCCCGCCGAGGGCGGCGGCATGCACCCCAACGCCGTCGGCTACGCTCAGATGGGCCTGGCCTATGGCATGGACGCGGCGGCGATCCTGGGACCGCCAAACGCAGGCGGGAGACGCAAGATGGGAGTGATGTCGTGATCCTCAAGAACGTGGCGGGGCAAGGTGTCTTCTTGTTCGCCTACAACTCCGGCGGGCCGGTCACCGGCGGGGCGGCGAACATCACCGGTTACTATTCGCTCGACGGTGGCACGGCGACCGTGTTCGCCACCGCTAACCCGACCGAAATCTCCTCGACGCACATGGCGGGCATCTACTGGCAACCTCTAGCCCAGGCAGAGACGAATGGCAACGCCATCGCATTCGAGTGGACGGATTCCACGGCCGGCGTGTCGATCGACCCCGTCCTCGTGCTGACAAGCGGATCGGGCGTGCCCGTGTTGTTGACCGAGACTTTGGCAGCGGCTAGGGCTCTGGATTCGATCGCCGATACAAGTCTTACGCTCAACGACGCTTTTCAGTGTGCGGTTGCCACGGTCGCCGGCAAACAGACCACGAGCGGCACGACCTACACGACCAAGACGCCATCGACCGGCACAGTTTTACGGACGTTCACTCTCGACCAGAACCCCAATCCGAATAACCGAACCTGATGAGTCTCGTTCTCGTTACCGGTGGACTGCTCGGCAATGCCCTCGTCACCGGTGGGCTCGACACCGGTGGGCTGATCGCCACCGGCTCCGGAGCGATCACGCTCGGGGCCCTCGGCGTCCTGGGGTCCGGCGGCTTCACGACGATGGCCAGCGGGTCGGTCCCACTGGCGGCCCTGAGCGTTTCGGGCAGTGGGACGGCATCGGCTCCAGGCACGGCCAGCGGATCGGGCGCGATCACGCTCGGATCGCTCGCGGTTGTCGGTGCCGGCTCGTTTGCCACGACGGGCAGCGGCTCGGTGGCACTGGCGACACAGACCGTCGCCGGCTCCGGTTCGTTCACCGGTATCCCCGGATCGACCGGCAGCGGGACAGTTACTCTCGGCGGACTGGCAGTTGTCGGGGCCGGTGGTTTCGGGAGCACGGCCCGCGGAACGATCACGCTCGGCTCGATCATCGTCGCCAGCGCGGCCAACGGCGGGGGAGTGGGCCCGCTCTACCTTCCCTACGAGTTCACGTCCGTTCTGATCGCTGCGGAGAACGAGATCATCGATGATCCGTTTGACATCGACCCCGAGCAGACCGTGCTCATTACTTCGGGTCTGACCTCGGCGGATTGAAAGTCAAAAGTCAAAAGTCAAAAGTCAAAAGGTAAAAATCTGAATCCGTACTTTCTCCTTTTACCTTTTACCTTTTACCTTTTACCTTCTTAAGGCTTCCATGGGCATCTCACTCGAGCTCGTGCAGGGCACCGCCCGCGACTTCCCGTTCCAGGTCCAGAACCCGGACGGGACGGTCCCGACCGGGATCTTCCTCGGCACGGACACGCTCAATGCGACGGTCTGGGCCGGGTCGAACGAGACGCCGCTTCTGACCCCGGCGGCGGCCTGGATCAATGCGACGGCTGCGCAGTACCAGGTGACCCTGCAGAACACGGACAGCAGCTCCCTGGCGTCCGGGCAGTATTACTTGCAAGCCTACGCGACCCGGATCGGCATCGGTTCCGCTCCCACGAGGACTACGGCGCTCTTGCCCCGCGGGACCTCACTGGAGATCCTCGCGGCGCCGGGCACGTCGTTCACGCCCAGGCCGACGTACATCAACGTGAAGGACATCCGCAAGATCGCCCCCTGGATCGATGACCTTCAGGTCCCCGACTCGAACACCGGCTTTGACGACCAGCTGGCCGACTCGCGGGACTGGCTGGACGAGATGACCCTGCGGAACTACCGCGGCGGCAACGTGTCGCTGCTCGGCTACCACGGCTTCGCGCTCGACGCCTGGTACACCGGCGGCGGCCGGCGAACGGCTCTCACCAACCGCTGGCTGTTCGCGGCCCTGCAACAGAACCAGCTCCTCGTCACGCCGCGGGTCAAGCAGGTCTGCGCGTACTACGCCCTCTCGCGGATCTGCGAGTCGATGATCACCAAGTCCGGCCAGTACGTGGCCCTGGCCAGCCGGTTCCGGTTCGAGGCCGAATCGCTGCTGGCCAGCACGACAGTCGAGATCGACGTTAACGGCGACGGGTTCGGCGAGGTGCCGATCAACTTCAGCTCGACGAACACGCTTTGGGCGTGATCCCCGAGTGAGGGCATCCCTTTCGGCATTCCTCATGTTACAGCCCCGGTGATTCCGCGTTATTTCAGCGGCCGACTCGGATAGGAATCAGTATACATGGGCGCTCACGCTCTCGACCTCCCACAATCACCTCGTGACGCGGTTTTCCGCGCCATGGAGACGATCGTCCGCCAGAACGCCACGTTCCAGCGGATCGTCAAGCCGAGCTCGTTCCGGACCTGGCAGGGCAAGCCGGAGGACGCGAAAGAGTTCACCTTCGAGATCGCGCCGGCGATGCGGTGGACCCCGATGAATACCGGGGAGCAGTTCCGGACGCCGGACACGATGTC